TCCGTCTATGATCCAACGGTCCAAGCTTACCGGGAAGTAAGCCTCGAGGATTTCCGAAAACAGTTAGCCTCGTTCGGGATGGATGAAGTGGAAATTGAGGCGAAGGTCAAAAAGTTGACGGGAGAAGAACAATGAACATCATCGAGAAAATCCAAGAAAACTCCATCTGGAAAATCCGGCGCTGGGCATCGGAGTCAGACCGCCTAGCCGGGAAAATCTATTCCCGCAAAGAGGCTTTGAAACTCTTCGGTATAGACCAGGAGACCAAGTTCAAGGGCAACCTGCTACTCAACGAGGGGATCAACGAGCTTTTCACGCTGATCTGCGGAACGGGCGCAGTTAAGTGGGACAACGGCAACGCCTATCTCGGCGTCGGCGATTCAAATACCTCTGAGTCCGCATCGCAGACCGGCCTCCAGGCCGCGACAAACAAACTCTACAAGGCGATGGATACGAGCTACCCGACCTATGGCACGAGCCAGAAGGGGACGTGGAAATCGACCTTTGGGAGTGCGGACGCAAACTTTGGCTGGAATGAATTCTCGGTCTCGAACACAAGTGGCGGCGATTCCGGCAAGAACTTAAACCGCAAGGTGAGCGCACAGGGAACAAAAACGTCCGGTCAGACCTGGGAACTGACACTCGAAGTCTCTCTAAGTTAATCGCGGAAGATAAGGAGCTTTCGATGAAGAAAATTTGGGTCTGGCTTCTATGTGCGGTATTGCTGATCGGGATCGGCTTCGGTTTGGCGCGGATCATCGGCAAGAAACCGGCCATCGAGCATCAGTACCAGTTCACGGTCGAGGTCAGGGCGATAGGGGATTTTTCGTGCGTCCTCTCGCCGACGACGCTGACGCTGAACAAAGGCGAAGTCGGGACTCTCACGATCACGACCTCGGCAAGCGGCGGATTTGATGGGCAGATTTATTTCAAGGTTTCCGGGCTACCGGACGGATCATACTCGATTTCGGCAAGCCCGATAAACCCCGGACAGTCTGCGACACTAACGATTAACTCCGCACTTCTTGTGACGAATACCGGATATGTCTGCCAACTGGTCGCGGCGGACGGACCTATTCAGGAGGACTGATTTCGTGTGCGAGATTCTAGTCCGGGCCGTTGACGGCTCTGGAGTCTATGCTATCGAAGGCCCGAAGCGCGGTCATATAGTTGTAGTTCAGCCGGATGGGCATACTTGGGGTACTAAGGAATGTCCACCGGAATTTTTTTTAGTTAAGATTCCAGGCGTTGCTCCCGAAGGTTTGCGTCAGGCTTGCGGACTTTGGAAAATGGGATTCAAATTTACGGTGGTGACAAGTGTTCCGGTGACGGACACGCACACGATAAAGCTGGAGGCGACAAGGTTCAATCCGAATACGGGAGAGGGGAAGATCTCGAGGACGATGGTTGAGAATTTCCTGATTGCCTGGGGCGGAGTGAATATCGCCGTTGCAGATAATGCCGTAACATTCGATATAAAAATCTTGGATGCTATCATGACCAAGAAGTTCTGGAATCAGCAGAGGATCGACGATCTGTTTCTGTCTGAGAAATCTTATGTTCCGGCAACGGGAGTCCACAGGGTGGAGGTTGCCTATGCTCTGAGAGACTTCCCTGGAGTTCCTGCGGGGCCGGACAATGATGCGGTTACGCCGGAACAACAGCGGCAGAATTTCATCAAATCGCTTCAAGTGAACGCGACTCTGATTACGGACGATCCAATAAACAAGATTGCGGTTCTTGAAACGACCAGGGCGAAGGTTAGGGACGCATTTATGGATGAAGTGCGGCAAAGGGTTGAGAGTATAACTGTCAAACGCCGGAGATGGGTTGTTGCTGAAGTTTTGATGGATCAAATTGAAGCGGCAGGTGGGATCTCGATAATTAATCAGGCTACTTATAATGGAGCGTTGATAGATAGAACGACGGTTTAAAGGTTAAGAATGGCTACGGAACTCAAGCATACGATAAAGTCTTCGGGTGGAGACTTTACGTCCCTGTCTGCGGCTGTTGACCATCTTGAGGCTAGCCATTCCAATCTTGTAACTGCAGATGTCTATGCCCTTCTCGAAATTCAAGATAGTTTTGAGGACACCTCTGCGGTTACGGTTCATAATATCACGACGGACGCGACACGCTATGTGGAAATCTATACCTTGGCGGCAGCTAGACATGCCGGAGAGTGGGATGAGGCGAAGTATCATCTACATACGACAAATGCCACCTGTGTTTATATAGGCATCAATCATGCCCATTTTGTTGGAATACAATTTTTAGCGGAACATACTACTGGTGGATATGGTCAATCCTATTGTATTCACACCTCCGCGGATTACTTTGGTGGATTCATAGCCGATAGATGTATCACTCGGGGAATAACAGCGAGTTCTGCTGACGGTTGGATTGGGTTTAATTTAAATTCGCCCTATCAATCCTCATCACCGCACGCAAGAGTTCAGAATTGCGTTTTATATTGTGACACTAACGGTTGGTCCAGAACAGGAATTAATATTGCCAGCAGTTATGTCGGGGATATTCATATTTACAACAGCACTTTTAAGACCTGTGAAACTGGGGTCAATCAACAGGGTGATACGAATTATTCGATACGAGTGAAGAACTGTGGGTTCATAAGTTGCACGAATGATTTTGGCGGGACAATTACGGAAGTTCAAACAAATAGTGAAACGACTCCTACGCTAAAAGCTGGGACATCGTTCCATCTTGATTCTACGGATATGACATGGAAAGACCAGGGGACTGATCTCTCCGCCGACAGCGGGATTATCAACAGCCTGGACGTAGACGGCGAGACAAGAAGCGGCACTTGGGATATCGGGGCTGATGAATATGTGTCGGGTGGCACCCCAATAAATGTCTCAGATTCCGGGATTGGGACGGATACGCCAAGCGTCAAAGTCAAGGCAACGGTCTCGGATAGCGGTGCCGGAACTGATGGAACCCCTCAAATCTTGGCTAAGATTCCGATTTTTGATTCCGGATCCGGGGCTGAAGTCTCCGCCATCCTGGTCAAGATAGGAATCTTGGATGCAGGCGCCGGCGTTGACGCCCTGGCCCAGATCCTAGGCCGGATATCGATCCTCGATTCCGGCCTGGGCGCGGATATTCTGGCCTCGATAAAGGTACTGCTGGCCGTCCTGGATTCTGGGATTGGCGTGGACATGCCTTCGGTCAAAAATGCTTTCTCGATTCAAGATTCCGGGATCGGCGCCGATATCGTCTCGACTTCATCGCCGATAAAAACCGTCATCGACCAGGGCGCTGGCGCGGACGCACTTTCAATCAAAAACATATTCTCGATTTTGGATTCGGGAGTTGGCCTGGACGCGGCGATCGTGAACCAGTTCAAGGCGATCTCGGACGCCGGAATCGGGCAAGATATCTTATTGATAAAGCGGCTCGTCTCGATCCTCGACACGGGCTTAGGGGCTGAATTATTTTCGATCCTCGCCAGGATCGCGGTCCAGGATATCGGCTTGGCCGCGGAGATCGTGTCAGTTTTCAAAGGAGAGATTCTTCCGACTGTCTTTGGCTATAAGAAAGCGGCGGCCGGACTACCGAACCGCACGCCGGCCGGGTTGAAAAGAACAGCCGGATCAGGCTTGAGGAGGGACGCTTAGATGTCGGTTATAACGTTGGACGAGGCGAAGACATACCTCCGGGTCGATACCGCGGACGACAACGCGTTCATCACCGGTCTAATCGCTGTGGTGGCCGACTGCGTCGAGAAGGAAACGAAGCGGACGCTCCTGACCCAGACCTTCGAGCTCATCTATGACGAAGTCGGGGCCTCCATCGAGATCACGAAGTCCCCTCTCCAGGAGGTCTCGAAGATCGAGACAATCGACGAGGCCGGCGTGAAGACCGAGGTCGACGCGACGCTCTATGACGTCGACCTCTCGGGCATACGCGGGCGCGTGCAGCTTCGGAGCGGCTGCTCCTGGCCCGATCATCGCGGCTTCGCCTCGTTCATCATCACGATCAAGGCCGGCTACGGGGACGCCGCGGCGGACGTCCCGGCCGCGCTCAGGCAGGCCGCACTCATCGCCCTGGCCATCCTCTATGAGGACCGCGGCGCGATGGACGAAGCGAAGATCTCGAAGGCGATTTCTGGCCTCTGCTGGCCGTACAGGGTGTTCAGGCTGTGACATGGCTAAATTTCCGGAGATAGGCGAAATGATCGAGCGCGTGACACTTCTTAGATCTGCGAAAATCGAGGACGAGTACCACGGCAAGAAGATTACCTGGCACGTTATCGCGGAGGTCTACGCCAAAGTCGAACCGATCTCGAGTCGCGAGTATTTCTTCGCCCAGGCGAGCCAGGTCGAGGTCACCCATAAAATTCAGATACGCTATCGGGCCGACGTCGGGGCGGGCTGGCAGATAAAGCACAGGGACGCATACTATGCCGTCCAATCGGTCATCGACATCGCCGGCCGGCGGCGCTTCCTTGAACTGCTCTGCATCGAGGCGAAAGAGGGCGGCGAATGAAAGTCAGCATAAAGCTCAAGGGGATGGAAGAGCTCATGAAGGAGATCGAACGACAACAGTCGAAGACCGCGCTCGTCAAGGCGGACGTGCTCGCGTCCGCGCTCGAGATCAAGACCCAGGCCCAGGATAATATTCGGGCGCTCGAAGCGATCGATACGGGGAACCTCCGGAACTCGATCATCGCGGAGGTGACGGCGAACGGCCTGAGCGCGGAGATCGGGCCCCAGGCGCCCTACGGACCATATGCCGAATTCGGGACGCGGCCTCATTTTCCACCCCTGGAGGCATTGGAGGACTGGGCGCGAAAACATGGCTTTAAGTCCGCCTGGCCGATTTGCAAAGTGATCGCGAAACGGGGATTGAGGGCCAGGCCGTATCTCAACCCGGCTTTCTTCGCGATCGAGGGCGAATTCTTTGACCGGCTAAAGAAGATCATGGAGAAATAATGCAGTCCCCCTTTCTGTCCCTGCATAAATGGATCGGCGATAAGATCACGGGCGAGACGTCTTATCGCGTTTACGACGATCATCCGGAACAGCCGGTCTATCCCTACATCATCCTCGGCGGGATCCGGGGGACGCCCTGGTCCGACAAGTCGAAGGCCGGCCAGACCGTTTTCGCTACGGTCGATTTCTGGTCTCAATATGCCGGGAAAAAAGAGGTCGCCGAGATGATGGATGCCGTCCTCGGGATCCTGACGGCCGCCTATCCGGACCTCTCCGCCGCCGGCTTTCACGTAGTCTTTCAGGATCTGGAGACGTACCAGATCATCATCGATATCGACGGGACGACCCGCCACGGGATCCTGGAGATGAAATATCTCATCGAGGAGCTTTGATCATGACTAAGAAGAAAATCATAAGGTTGGAAGGAACGCCGGAAGAAATTATGGAGAACGTAAACGGCGATGAAATCCTGGAGGCCGCTGCCGAAACGGCGCTTGAAGACGAAGCCCCAGCCGCCGACGCATTTGATGATCTGCTCAAAAAAGAGATTGAAAAGGAAGAGGCAAAGCAGGCGCCGCATTTCACGTCGTGCTTCGATATCGGCAAGGCGATCCGGGACCGGGTCCATGGATTCCCGGTCTTCGACGGGTACCTAGCCAAGCCGGAGGAAGGGCTGCCGGCGTGGATCCTCTGTCCGAACCAGGCGATCTCATTCGAGATCGGCGCCGATGAAAAGAATTATCCGCTTCCGATCCAGCTCTATGCGGGATGTCCCGAAATCCGAGCGATGATCGACGCCTCGATCAAAGCGGGCGATCTGAGGATCGAGCACGAAGGCGTCGTTATCTATCTCCACGCGGTCCGCGGCCACAGGAATATAGAGAGAATTCCCGGAAAACAACTCTGCCACGCGCAGATCGAATATATATTCAGGGCCAGGAAGGCGCCTGATATTTTATAGGAGGCATAAATGGCCAAAACAAAAGGTATCGATGTTTATCTCAAGGTAAACACCGGGACGCACGCGGCTCCCGTCTGGACCAAGATCGGCGGCCAGAAGGACGCGACGATCAACTTCAGCCGCGCCGATATCGACGTCACGGACAAAGATTCGGCCGGATGGGAGGAATCGGTCCCCGGGAACCGGCGCCTGGAAGTCGACTGCGACTGCTTCTTCATCGAAGACGATGCCGGCACCCTCGAAATTATCGAGGCTTGGACGGTAGCGCCGGACACCGTGATGCTCGAGGCCCAGGTCATCACCAAGCTCAAGACCTACCAGGGCGCCTTTGTCTTCACCAAGGGCGGGATCAAGGCCTCGGAAAAAGACGCGGCCGCATTTTCATTCTCGCTCAAGTCGACCGC